GGTGGCATTTGCAGCAGCAAAGTCAATCATTGTTGCACCAGCACCAATGAGAGTTCCACCAGAAGAAACACCAACTGCAGCAATAAGACTAGGAGCAAGTCCTGTTAAGTTGGAACCATCACCAAAATAAGTGACAATTCCAGTGGCACTACTTGCTGTTACAATTCCAGATGGATCACCAATCTTAACACCATTAATGGTGCCAACACCAGAGATGTTAATGTTTCTACCAGTGACCTCATCATAAACAATGTCATCAGCAACAAATAAATCACCACCAACATAAAGGTCTCCACCAGTGGTTGTAATACCACCTGAAGATGCAAGTGTAGTAACACCTGTTACATTAGAATTACCAAAGACATTCAGTCCACTTGCTGTAGCAATACCAGTAACACCAAGTGTACCAATTGTACCAATACCAGAGATATTGATATTTCTACCAGTTACCTCATCATATACTACATCATCTTTAACAAATAAGTCACCACCAACATAAAGGTCTCCACCAGTGGTTGTAATACCACCATTTTGAGCAAGTGTTGTTAAACCTGAAACTGCTAATTGGTTTGCTGTTGCAACACCAGTGACACCTAAAGTGCCAATAGTTGCAGCAATAGCAACAATATAATTAATTGAACCCCCAGATACAATTAAATTGGGAGCAAATATATCATTATCAAATGATGCTGCTAGTGTGTCACCAGCACCTGCTTTTACATCAAGAGAAAAACTTGGTGAGGCAGAATTGATACCAACATAACCATTATTGACATCAACCTTAACAGTGGTAGCACCCACTCCAATGTTAACATCTTTCCTGAAGGTAGTGATACCAGCAATATCCACTGTATTGGCAGTGGTCCCTCCATCATCAGCAAATCTTACATCGCCTCTGACGTCAAGAGTTGTCAAGGGAGCAGTTGTCCCCAGACCTACATGGGTATTCTGAGCATCAGCAACAATTAACCTTGTGCCAACCTCTATACCATTTTTGACTACAAAATTCTTATTTACAGCCATAAGCTAAGTGGTTCACTATCCCCACAGGTTTTAGTTATTTATACAACATTATTAATAAACTAATCTTACGGTGCTTGTAAATGTTCCATTAGTTGGAGTAATTCCCAAGATACCTGAGATTCCAAACCTTTCATCTAACTCAAGAGTGCGTCCATTAAGTCTAAATGCTAAACTACCAGGACCACTATTTGTAGAGCTTGTTAGTTGATAAACAGCACCTTTTCCTATTTGTGCTGTTACTGTACCACCATTAGGTCCAAATCTAATAGTGTTTGGACCAGTTCCACTTTGCAAGGTAAAAGTAACTGTATTAGTATCAGAATTATCTCTAGTTACACTAAATCTTTCAACTATAAAAATATCCCCAAAAACTTTTGGTGGAATATTAGGAACATATGGGTCAGGATTTGCAAAAGAAATACCTTCCCATGCCTCAAAAGAAATAAAAGCTACACCATCATTACCACCTAATCTTGTTCCTGATGATAAAACAGAACTAGAAAGAAGTTCTACTTCATCACTAGCATAACCTGATGCACCTCCACCACCTCTACCAACACTTAATGCTCCACTACCTCCATTAGCTCCAGCACCACCTGCTCCACAACCAGTACCTCCTCCAGCACCACCATTGTTTATATAACCCTGTCCAGATTTAAAACCTCTAGACAATAATGCTGTTGCAGTATTAAGACTTCCATCAGAATTTCTAAAACGAGTAGCTCCAGGAACATCTTGACAAGGTGAAAATCCTTCATTTCTCCACCAAGTACTACCAACTGTGCATCCTCCTATTCTACCTCCACCAGTTGAGTTACTGTCAAAATCATCTGGTCCAGTTCTTCCTGCTTGTGTCATACCCTGTGTAGGAAGTAATCCTTGTGTAAATGTATCTCCACCTCTCCCTACATTACCACCACCAAATCCATCCTCACCCTCTACTTGAAGTCCTCCACCATCTCCACCATTATTGCTACTACCAGCACCACCTCCACCACCACATACTGCAATCAATTTTCCTTTGTGATAAATGGCAGCAAGACCACCACCTCCACCTGCTCTAGAACTTCTATTACCTCCTCTAGGAGCACCACCTTGTCCAGGATTAACTCCTAATTTTATAAGATATTCATCACCCTTTTTTAATGATACTTTAAATACAGAAATTCCACCCTCTCCTCCTTCTGATGACCCAAAATCTTCACCTGCTGCTCCACCCATTGTAATTTTTACATCAATATCACTTTCAGGAGCATGTACTACTACAATTCTATTATCAGGATCAGTATCAGCTCTAAATGATAATGCACCTAATGATTTTAATTCTCTTTGTCCACTATCAGCAAGAGAAGTTGTTCCATCACCAAATCTTTGATAAGCAAGAAGAAATCTAGGAGATGTTATATCTAAATTTACTTGATTTGTTGTTACTATTCCTGGATTTGCAAAGAAGTGTGATACTTTACAAAATATTTTTTTAAAATCAGGATATGTTTGATTAATAGACAATGTAGGCGATTTAGCGCCAGAAACTACAGTTTCTCCTCGATCAAGTAATAAAGATGTACCATCTTGTAAATCTTCGCCATCCATGACCCATTGATATTGCAAAGGTGCAGGTCTGGTCTGCTCATCAGTTGCAAAAAGAGGGTCTGAATTAGTTGCAACTACACTAAATGTAGCTAGATTACCTTGTTCAATTGTAACATTTTCAGGTTGTGTTGTTATACTAATTACAGGAGAAACTGTGACTTTTGCTGATGAAGAGTCAAATGGTTCATTGATTGCATTAGGAGATAAATCACTTGGATCATATCCTATCTTACAGAAATATTCATTCTGATTATCAGTTGGACTAGTTAAACCAGATAGGGTCAAAGTTGTAGTTCCTGACCCAGTAATATTTGTACCATCAGTTAAAGCACCAACACCTACTTGGTGCCATTGATGTGTAATAGTACCTGAATTGGTGTTTCTTGCTGTTTGACCAGCTGGAAATATAGCAGTGCCAATACCTATAAATGTTGCTATTCCTGATGCTACACTACAGGAAGTTCCAACTGGTTGACTCTGCATACCAACAGTTGGACCATTAAGATCCAACGGTGTTTGAATTGTTCTACTGAAAGGTACACTCTGTCTCATGAGAAGTTCTGACCTCCAACAACACCATAGAGTGAGGCACCACCATCAAATGTGATGTAAGAATATACATCAATTGCATTTACAGCATTGGTCATAGTGGGCACAACCCCTCCAGGCCAATTCACTGGTATTGAAACTCCTCCAGTGGTTTCAAAGGTATCAACTGCAACTGTTCTTGCTGTTGTGGCACCTTGAACAATTTTAATTGTAAATGATGCTGAACTACTTGCTTTAACACCAGAGAGTACAAATTTACTTACATTTTCAGTGGTGGTATGTAAGAATGTATTTGACTGATCAACTTGTAATGTAATTGCATTAGAAGAACTTGTTACAGTTTCTGGAATCTCATAGGTGCTTTGTAATCTAGCTGGTTCTCTAACATCAAGAGCAGCAGTAGGAGTAGTAGCATTAATACCAACTCCAGAAGTTGTTGTAGTTAATATAGTAGAACCAGATCCAACATTGATATTAGTTGCAGTAAGGACACCAACAGTAATATTGTGTGAAGATGAGTCAAGATCAAAGTCTGATGATGTTAATCTTCCAACAATGTTTACAGAACCTTCAAAATCTGCAGTAGATTTAAATCTGGATAGATTATTAACCAGAAGATCTGTCTTACCTGTACCAGGAGAACCAAGTTGTAAGGTGTGTGTTTGATCAAATACTGTGGTTCCAATTCCTACATTAAAGTTTTGAACTGGATGGATACCAGTGCCAAATCCAGAGTTAACACCTTGGAAAAGACTATCATTTGATAGATTATAAATTCCTGAACCATCACCAAAGTAAGTGCCACCTGAACCAACAAAGATACCATCACCATTAGTTCTAATATCATATCCATTGGCAGTGGTTCCAATACCAACACCACCATTACCATCAATGGCAACTAATGATGTACCTGAACCAACTTGGAATGTATTAGTTCCTGGAGAAGTTGTACCAACGCCAACATCATCAAAGATATAGATTTGATTATCTTTGTCTATGCTAATACTACCAAATGGATACCACTCATTATCTGTGGTATATACCCAACCAGAATTTGAACCTTCTTCAGGTTGTGCTTTCCATACAACATCACCTGCTGTAGCAGAATTTGTGGGGGTAGCAATTCCAACTGAATACTTTCTTGAAACTGTTGCATCACCCTGAATGAATATGTGGTTTGCTTCAATACCCTCAGGTGAGGTAGAAGTAATCTTCTTGTTGAATAGTACAGGACCATCAAACTGTGAAAGTAGATTGCCAGTGTTACCACCCTCAACTTTAAGTGTTCTAGAGATCGTAATCTCAGCAGGGTTAATAATATCAATACCAGTATCTGTGCCAACAGAGAAGATATCTTCACCCGTAATGGTTGGAATTGGAGTGTCAAACACCTCTTCCTTACCAGTGTTGGAGGAAATCTTCTTATTACCAACAAAGAAGTCACCTCTGTCATTCATTCCAGTGAATACAGTGATGCCACCTGCACTATTGAATGATTGTGTAGCAAGTTGCTCCTTAGTAGAAGGTTGTCTAGATTGCTTCTCAGGTAATGCAGTTGAGTAATTACCTGGACCAAATCCAAGATATTCAAATGTATGACCAGATGCTCTAATGATAGATGGTCTTCTAAGTTCAATTGGTTCTACAAGAACCCTTCTGACAACAGATCCTGAGACATGAGTTGCAGTTTTAGTGCCCATCAATCCTCTGAATACCTTAACTGGATTAGAGGTAACATTAGTTTTAATTCTTACAATCTCATCATCAATTCTCATATAATCACCAATCTTAAAGTCAAAGTTATTCAGATTAGTGATATTGATTTCATCAGTAACTAAAGTAGATACAGGAGATGATAATTGTGCTGTTAGATTATCATAGACATTGAGAACTCTTCCACCAAAGTTTTCATCAAACAGATTAATAATACCAGGTTGAGGAATTAAACCAGGAGTATATGCTCTAACAGTGCCACTAATTGATGGAACTGAACTACTCTTACCAATATTTACAGTAAATGTAGTTAGACCAACAATCTGCTTAACAATGAAATCACCATTATACAATGTAGCAGCAGAACCATCTAATGTGATTTGATTACTTGCTCTGAAACCATGATTTTCAAGTGTGGTTACAGTGGCAATACCAGAAGATTTATCATATACAAATTTAGTATTGTCTACTGTCAATCCAATGCCTGTCAAAGTTCCAAAGGACAGATTGGTTACAGTAGCACCAATTCCAGTAAATGATGGGTCTGTAATTGTTCCACCAATTGATGTGACTTGAATTTCTTTGTTTGTAGAAATTCCAGTAATTTCATATAATTTATTATATTCTTTTCTCTTGAAAGAAGAGATATTCTCAATTCTAATTGTGTTTCCAACATTGTTTAAGATATTTCCAACTGTAACAGTTGCAGGACTGTAAGGACTGAATGTTGTTACACCAGTAACTGTCAATACATCACCAACCAGGTAATCTGTTCCTGGATTCATTATCTCAATACCAGTAACTGAACCAATAGAATCTACAGTAATTCTTGCACTAGCATCTATGCCATTTCCACCTGTGAGTGTGGCATTGTAAAGACTTTCTACACCACCAGTATTATTTCCATAACCTGACCCTCCAGCACCAACAATACTTACATTTGTGATTCTATTCAGACCATGCTCTGTCTTAGTAAAGATAGTGTGAGCAGTTCCAGCAGAGTTGGATACAATATCAGTAATACCAAAACCAACTGCCAGGTCTACTTGACCTTGTGAAGCAACAAATCTAGTAAGAGAATGCTTAGGGTCATCAATTTCTACATTACCAAGAACTCTTGATGATGCGTATGCAATTGCAGCATCTGGGTTTGAATTAGGATTGTCTCTATCATATTGTGGGAACAAATCCTTGATTGGTTGTGCAAATGCAAATTTATTCCTGTCATTATATGGTGCTATTTGAGGAGTATTTGTAGCATCAACAATAGTTAGATAATAGACACCATCTTGAATACCAGTTTTATATTCATTAATAGTATCTACATCATAGATGAAGTAGTTGTTTGGTGCTTTAACTCTATTAAAGTTTGGAAGACTTGTATTTCTCTGTGACGTGTTATTAGTAAATGTTCCAGGATTTACAACACCCATCTGAACAACAAATTGGTCAGATTTTGGAACAGAAACAACTGTATATTTCTGGTTATATCCAGAATTAGCAACACCAGTTGGGTTTGTAGAACTGGTTACTTGATTAATTCTTACTTCAGAACCAAGTGTTAAACCATGAGGCAATTCACTGTTGAAGTAGTTAAATGTACCATCAGTTGCAGCACTCTTAATGAATCTAAAGTTTCTCATCTCAGACTGATTGCTCATTGTCTGAGAAGATGGACTAAACTGCAATGCTACTTCAGCATTTGTAGAACCAATAACAGTGTTTGACTCTTCAACAACATAAGAAGTGAGTGGTTGTCTTGCAGATGAAATACCAGCACCAGAAGGTAGAACATACCTAAACTTATAAATTTTATCTCCAAGAGGTCTGGTATCAGATTTTCTTGTGATGAATGACCTTGATGTAGCATCACCAACAATTCCAGATCCAATGCCTTTTATAGCATGGTAAATGTTGTTCAAAGATAAATCAGTTGATACATTGATAAACCATTGACCATTTGTAGAATCAAATTGAATTGGGTGACCCAAATCACCAACAATTTTATCACTGACTCTACTTTGTACCTTAAGTGAACCACCAAGATTATTAATAGGAATTTGTTGACCAGCAGATGCTTCAGTGAATGTTGATGCAACTTTAATTTGATCAGCATTTAAACTATCTGTGATAGCAAAGTAAACTTGATTATTCTCAAGACCATCAGGCAATCTAGCATCATCTGAAATAAATCTAATTGTTTCACCATTAATAAAGGAATGATTTTCAGTAAGTGTGATAATATCACTTGTAATGCTATTTGCAGTTCCTACTCTTCCTACAGAAAATTCTTTCTTAGAAATAGATGTGCTGTTAGGCATCACAATTCTGGCAGAATATTCCTTTGTGCCAGTAATGTCTGATGAGATACCTACATTAATTGTATCATTTACAGATGCACCAATTCTATGTCCCTGAACAAGAGTATTTGGAGCATCATCAACATTAGTTTTTTCTGCAAGGAATAACTTACTTGTGGTTGCAGCACCAGCAGCAACAGAAAGTGTTTTTGTTACATCAATTGCATCATACTCAAGGTTAAAATTATCTGATGTAATCTCTTGTGGAGGAATAATGTGAGTGATATATCCAACATCATCCTGAGGGAATGCTTCCTCTCTATAACTTACTGAGTTTAGAGCAATTTCTCCAAAGTTTGAGTTTGAGTTGGTAACTGAGAAGTCACCACCTGACTCTGTAAGGAATTGTTGTGCATAACCAATGGCAAATACAGATACAATTTGAATAACTGAATTATTTGATGCTTTGATATGATAACTATAGTAATCAGGATGATATCTAGCATCTCCATCACTGTGTAGGTTGGATGTTCCTCTCTCAAATGTCCCATCATTCTTATACTTAATGAATGCTTGGTCATCTTTTTGAAGTGATACACCAGTAAACTGGGCAACAACCATTGATTTAAATCCACCTGCCTTACTACCATCAGCGTGCATTCCACACATACCATAAACAGATCTCATTGAGATGTTAAAGATATATGGTGATGCTGACTTAACAGTATCAGTATCTAGAGTAATAGTTGCAGATGCTGGATTCTCAAGTGCATCAGTAGGAATTGTTGGGACTTGATATGTAAATTCAAGGACTCTTCCTGTTACTGAATCTACTTTAGAGATAGTATCTACTACAAATTGTCCATTGTATGCAGAATCAGCACAATCATTCACCTGGAACATTGTGTCAACTTGCAGACCATCAATGCCTTGAACATTACCTGCGCCTACACCAAGATTGACAGTAATTGTCTTGGTTCCTGTTGTGCCATCTCCTGCCTTAATTGTTGAGATACCTACAGCACCACCTTTTGGTCCAACAATTCTAAATTCATCAATTTTTGCTTGAATGTCAAGACCAGATGCTGGGAAGTCAGGTTCAATGGTTCTACCAGAGGCAGGTCCATATGCCAAACCAACCTTCTCATAATACATGTCAAGGTCAGTTCTATTAAACTGTTTATTTACATTGAAAGCATCATTGAGATATACATTATTAACACCATCAGCATACTCAAAACAAGTTACTTTATGGTGTGAGAAGTTTGGAACAAATTGTGAATCTGTATAGTTCTTATAAACAAGTCCATTAGGTTGACCATCAAAGAAGGTCATCTGCCAGAAATAACATCCACCAGTTACTCTGAATATAGCAGTTCTTTCAATATTTGAATTGGTGGGGTCAGGTACATATAATGGTCTAATCTTTGTTTTTCTTAAATCATAACCAACTAAAGACGTACCTCTGGGTATGATGACACCACCATGCACACTGTTTAGTTTAAATAATGCGTTTGTTGGTGATTCAATATCAAAGTTTGTATTAGCATCAAATGCATTAAAATCAGATACCTCAGTACCACTTCTTTGTAGGTAATTAGTTCCTGTAAGTGGAATGTATCCTGGTCTATTATCAATCAGATGATCACCAGGCATCATCATGATAGTTGTTTTACCAAATCTATCGTTATCTAATCCCTTCTGATATGAAAATCTTGCTGCTTCAACAAGTGCCCTTTGAATTGTTTTAAAGGGTCTTGCCATTGAATTACCCTGGTTCTCAATGGAATCAGTGGAATCAAGATCATTAGGACTTACATAAAGGATATTTCCACGAACATTTTTCAGGAAATTATCAAGACGTGCTAGTGGCATTTCTCTACGCAGACTCTATTATGACTTATTTATCCGCAAAAAAAGGGAGGGTACAAGACCCTCCAGCGCTCTTCCTTCACACTTGGTTATTTAGTAACCTTGAGATATTCTACAGTATTGGCAATATCTTCCATTGCCTCTCTAAGATTTTCTTGACCACCACTTTCTTGTAGTTTGGGGTCTTCATCACAACTGAGTGTCCATCTCCATTCTTTAGTGTGTTCTGAGTACCAAAGATTTACTTTCATTGTTCTATTGAAAAATGAACTTTCACATCTGAAGTATAATCTGAGTTGATTATATTTTTCATCTATGAGTTTTTCTACTGCTATATTCTGTTTGTATGGGTTTCTAGATTTTACGTAGATTTTGTCGTATTTGTTTGGTGTTGGGTACATATAAGGTGTTTGTGTTATATTACTGCCACAAGGGCACCTTATTTAGTATGGTTTTTTGTTCTTTCCTCTGTAGTTTTCTGTCTGTGCGTGGCAATTAGGACATATCACTCTGAGATTGCTAAGATTATTATTACTATGGTTACCATCTATATGTAATTCTACCATTTTAAGTAATATTTGTAAATACCCGTGGTGGGATTCGAACCCACGACTGCTCGATTTTAAGTCGAGAACCTCATTCCGCTGGGTCACACGGGCTTGAATTTAAGTAGTCACTTCCGCCACACTCCCATATTTAAAAAAGTAAGGGGGTCAATTTTTTCTTGGAGAATTTTTCCCCCCATTTTTGGAATCAAAGTTGACTTTTGACTAGGGGTTCAGTGTATGAAACAATCTCCTCATCACACACAGCTCTAACTAACTCTAACACATTCATAAACTCATCCACATTATCACAGTCAACAGTTCTTGTTTCTCCTTCATTGGAGTAAAGATAAAACTTACTTCCACAGGTATCTACAACAACTTTAGTTAGATACTCATCATTATCATCATCACGATAATAGTCTTCAGCATTGTAAGTGGTCATAAGGTTTGTTTGTGACTTCTATAGTATAGGGCAATACAGGAGCAGCGTCAAGGACAATGTGCCAGTTTTATTACTGGAAGGTAGGGTCACTTAAGACCTGAATGGCAGCTTGTAATCCACCTTTCTCAGATGTAGCCACAACTCTCATTCTTTTACCAGACCAAGTGCCTATAGCATGTGCTTTTTTTAAACCTTTAACCTGTTCAGAAGCTGAATTAAAAGAACTAACACCTACATCATTTGGTGTTGAAACAACACCAAATCTCAAGTCCTCAATTGCTTGTCTCTCAGTATTAATAGTGTTTAAGGCAGTTGTACCTCCAGTTGTTGATGTATCAAAAGTATAAACATCACCAATTGCAGGAACAGATGAGCTAGCTTGAACAAAAACACCAAAAACTGGAGTAGGTGCTGTAAGTGAGGTATTTAAACCATTTGGAAAAAATGTATTTGCAAATCCTACACCAGTATTAGATGATGTAAGAATTCTATTTTCAGCACTACCAAAGATATCATCTACATTAGGGTCAGGTGGTTCAAGATTAGGATAAAAATGAAATACATCTACATCTTGATGAACCTCTCCTAATCCAATATATGAAATACTTGTGGCATAATATTCAGCACCACCAATTGTAATAGTGCCAACTCCAGAGCTAGGGGGTCCAACTACACCAGGTGTTCCAGCAGTAAAGTCACCACCAGTAACATCTCTTACGATTGCTCTTCCAGTTGTGCCAGCAGTTGTGCTAACAGCGAAATCAAGTTTACCAGTCACACCACCCTGTATTACTGCAGCACCTATACTTGCACTACCTGCTGGTGGATTGGCAGGCACTTCTTCTGTTCCAATTCCAGATGAAGCTGTGCCATTGAAATTTAAGACAGTTAGAACTTGTCTATCAGAAATAACACAATCTTTGTTTGTAACAGCACCAACAAGTGTTTCTAATGCTGTTGTTGCATCTGCTTGAGAAGAATATACTTTTTCATTTGCAGACCAAACACTTTTACCACCAGCAGTTACAATGTCTGATTTGTTGGTATTGATAGGGTCAACAAATGAAGTTAATATTTTTTGATCAATAGTAGAAGCAGGATTTTTAAATAAATTATATCTATCCTCATCTACCTGAAGTTGTGTTACGCTTTCAGGGAGATTAAGTGTTTGGTCAAGGGAAATTATTCTTGCAGATAAAATACCAACTGCACCATCTGAATAACTTGTTACTGCAAATCCCATTAGTTTACTCTCCTATCATAATCGTATCCAGCAATTGAGAAGTGTGAGTTATCTCCTGGATAATCAGCAGGTGTCTCACCTTCATATTCAACATGAAGTTTTTCCTCATATTGTCTAGCAGCCCATACTTGGTAGTAACATTTTACTGGACCACCACTTGCATTCTTAATATAAACATTCTTACCCCACTCAATCTTTTCAACAAAGAGTTCTTGAAAAGAACCAATTGGAGTAAGATGAACACTGATGCTTTCTTTATCAACTAGACCATCCCAGTAATCAGGGAGTTTTAAAAGATTACCTTCCAATTTACCTCTAGTATAGATTGGACCATCCTCTGGACCCTCCACACAAACATGCCTTAATCTATATCCTTCCTTATTGGGGTGAGGGATATCAAAAGACTTTTTACTATTGGCAATTACCTCTACTGCTAGAACTTTAGTTGCAACATCGCCAAGTCCAGTGAGTTGCATTGGCCCATTGAAGATAAAGTTACCATTAGCAGTAATATTACCAGCAGCATGAATGTTACCTGTAGTATTAAGGGTATTGCCTAAAACATTTGTTACATCTGCTTTAACAGTGAAGATTGGAATAGGACCAGCAGAATGTTGCAAGTACATCTGTGCTGTTGATACCCCATCACAATGAAATCCAACATAATTTGTCCTATTATTATACAGATATGCACCTAGGTCTGTATTAGTGAATGTATATGAATCACCAGGAACTGAATTTGGCCATTCCCCCTCTATACTAAGTTTTTCATAGTCAAAGTTTGTAGAACTAAACTGTGGACCAGCAAAAGTTCCAAAGTTTTCAAATCTAAATGGCAGAGAACCCTCTACACCACCTTCTGGATTTCCAGGAAAAAGATTTTGCCAAACACTCATAATGCTACCTCAGTTTGTAATTTCTCAACATCATTTCTTTCAGCAAAGATATGGTAGTGACAGTGAATGGGAAGACCAGGTTTTGCTTGCACAACAACCTGATTATTTGCAACTCTCTTAACCATCAAACCCTGGTCAATACCAACTGATGTAAGAGATACTGTGATGGAATTTGGAGAAACTATATCCTTCCAAACCTCTGGTAAATATATAGTATCTTTATTTCTCAACACTCCTCTCACATACACTGCATTTTCTGGTCCTTCAAGACATGCATAAACAAGATTTGTGTTAGGTAAGGTTGGATGTGGGATAGAAAAGTTTTTTACCTTTGCCATAATAACTTCTGCATAAATCACTTTTGATTTAATAACCTTCACACACAGAAGAGTATCAACCTTTAAAAAACCTTTAATCCTAGCAAATGTAGAGGCAAAGAATGAATAGAATGGAACACCTAGAAATGTAGGACTGTCTGCAGTATCTGGGTTAGCAGTTTGTCCTGCCATCAAACTTCCTCTCTCAAATACTGGTTTAGCAAATTGAGAGGGGTCACCAATAATGCAAGGACCCTCAAGGTATGCACTACCTCTTACAGAAGTATTTGGAATTCCTGGACGACCAAATTGTGTTGCTTTACCCTCACCAACCTCTAATAATCCACCAACATGAAAATTACCTGCGTCTGACATAATACCTCCTATGCTAACAAAGTTTGAGATTGTCTAATATCTGTTGCTGATCCACCTTTTCTTACTCTACCTAGAGAGGCAGCAACAGCATCAGAACCATCACACATATTTACAAAATTACCAATTAAATTACAAATATTTCTACCCATAACTTCAACATCTTTATCAGAAAAAATCTTTACAGATACTTTACCATGAATATCCACCATTTGTCCAGCATCAAGTGTAATCTTTTCATTAGCTTTCAATCTGATATTACCATTAGTTCCACTATCTCCACTAGAAACTAACTCAATATCTTTTGCCATGAGTTTTATTCTACCATGTGGAGCACTAATAGTAATATCACCACTGTTTGCTGTAAGGTCAATAGATGGTGTTCCATCCTTTGCATTATCACCAGCGATAACAGCAAAAGAACCCTTTGATCTGCAAAGGGTACTATCTTTCTGCCAGTCAAACTCTCCAGTTTGTACCATAGCAATATAGTGATTGGCATCAGTGAGGTAATTATTTAAATAGACAGAATATATTTGTTGATTATGTGAGATGTGTCCAAATTTAATTTCACCATCTTTTGTGCCTAATCTATAGGTTTCATAATTGATTTTTTCTGACATTAAAACTTACCTACACAATCTACTACTTGAATTACTTTATCTTGATCAATTGTTTCATCACTTATTCTATCTATACAAAGTTTTGCAAGTAAGTCAGCATCTTGTCCTGTCACACTCTCAATAGTAATGGTTGGAATCTCTTGGAATCCTTCACCTGGTTTAGTAATTAAGACATCTGAAATTCTACCAAATTTATCAACAACTAATTCTGCTTCTGCACCCATTCTTGGATTTATAATTACCTTGTCAGTATTTTTATATCCAAAACCAGGTTTTTTGACAATGACATCACAAAGATACATTATTACTGGATAAGTTCCATCAGTTGGAGGTTTCTCTCCACCTTGAGGAGTATAGAAGCAACCTGGTTTTTGCATGACATGTGGAGCACCACCAATAATTAATTCACCACCACCTTCTCCATCAAATGGTTCTGTAATCACTTCAGTGCCAATGGGCAATATAACAATATCACCTGCATCTACACAAATTCTATTACCAGGTCCAATTGGAATCTCTTTCACACCATCACTGTAAGTGACTCTAGTGTCACTTGGTGCGCTATAGGTTCTACCGTCACCACCAGTGCTACCATCTGGTCCAGAAAGATATCCAACTCCACCATCCTCAACAATAATATCAACAATACCAATTCCTGGACCAGTAATACCACCCAATTCTGGAGGAACCATTACTCCTGGAGCAACTGGAATTCCAATAATAGGACCAACATCAGTTGCCAAATCAGGATAAAATACACCAGGTCCTGGAGGTAATGAAGTAATGGGACCAATTGGACCACCAGGATTAGATGCTCCTCCTCCACCACCTGAACCAGGTTCAAAACCACCAGGGGTAGATTCTCTACCAAGAGGTTCTCCAATACCACCAGGTCCTCCTCTTAAACTTCCATCTTCTTCAGGTCCTACAATACCACCCACATTATCACCAACTCCTCCACCACCACCAGTATTAGGAGCAAATGACCCAGCAGGACTAACTGATGAAGGTGCTGGAGTGCCTTGTTGTCCTGTCAATTCACCAAACAATTGTCCATCATGAATAAACACAGCAGGTCCAACATGAGGACCACCACCACCAGGAGGAACAGGACCAGGAACCCACTTACCAGGTCCTAAAGTAGTTGAACCAGGAAATGGATGGAATGAAGAATTTACACTTGGACCAGGTGTAAGAGTGCCTGGAATTCCTCCACTAGTGGGTCCAGGACTTACAACAGAATAATCTGGTATTGGAAGCGCAGGAACACCTGGTGATGGTAAAGAGGTAGGAACTACTGGTGAAGAGGGTGAAGGTGTAGCTTGCTTTTCAAGAATGTAAAGCACAGCTCCCTCTGCTTTTAATTTTGCAGACCTTGGAAGTTTAAATTTACCTCTCTTTGCACAAATTACCAAATCATCATAATCATTATCACTATCACCACCTGTTTTAACATCTTCATATACTGTTTTAAATGTTGTTACTCTATCAATAACAAACTTACATGTTGCAATATTTTTAGGTCTTCCATTTGATCCACCATCTTGCAAATCAAAAAATCTTCCCTCACTAGGTGTGACAACAAGATCTGTCCAATCATTATCACTATGATCTTCTAACTCTAATGTATTTCCTTTTAGTCTCAATCTACATCCATTTCTTGATTCAGGACTATAGATTTCAACATCATAAACAATTCCTGTTTGAGCATTTTTTGAAGAAGTGAGGTCTAATTGATCACCATCATAAGGTTTCTTTATATCAAGATCAATTCCTAAAATTTTTATACCATTTCCATATTTTGCATCAGTTGTAATTCTAAAATCAACTTTTTTACTAATAGATGTATTAACTTCAACATTTTTTGCAACTGTTGTAATTTTTACATTATCTACAGCATCAATCTTGGCACATTTACCATCATTGCTAATCTTAATAGGATTTATTAATGCATCGCCATTAAATTGAAATCCTCTAACAAGGTAAATTTCATCCTCAACAACTCTTTGTTTCTGTCCTCCTTTAAATGCCTCTTGGAATTCAAGTTCTTGTCCATTCTGATCAATAACATTTTTTGGTGCTAAAGCAAATTTTTCTTCACCACTACCAACTACAACTTGACCATTCTCCAATCTCCCCTGTCCTGATATATCATCAGGTGTAAAGTCAAAATCAGTATCAATGTTTTCAAGTTGTGTTTTATTTTGCAGTACAAACTTTACAACTGGTTGACTTTTTGTCTCAGCAACTGGAATTGAAAATGTTTCAATAGTAAAGTTTACAGTATAATTTGCAGTGGAAATACCAAGTTGTGTTTTAGGTGCTTTCTTGCCAAGTCTAGAAAAACTTGGTCCTAGACCATATGCAGGTGTTCCATATGCTATTCCTCCTGGATTGTAAGGTGATGTTCTCTGAGATCCAGGAACATTATTGTCAAATGGATATGGATTATCATCAAATGGTCCAAATCCAAGACTATCAGGTGCAAGTGCTGGTGTTCCAGGATTAGATGGACCTGATGGTGTTACTGGTTGTGCAAAAGCATTATTAACATTACCAAAGACAGGTCTTAAAACTGCACCTTGCCCATTACCACATAAGTCAGAAATATTAATTCTAGTTTGATCATCATAACCAACACCAAAACTCTGCATATCAACACCAATTACATTACCAGCAGCGTTGATAACAAGATTACCTGCAGCGCCAGCACCCTGTGGACTTCCAAAGAAATTTAAATTGGGAGGACCACAAGGAAACTCATCAGTAATACAACCATCAAGTTGACTTTTTACATCAAGTAGTTCAGAAAAGTTTGCATCTTTTGCAAAATCAAATGTATCAAGTGCATCTAAACCCTGTGTTTTTGCATTTGAGGCAAATCCCTTTGCTCTATTTAAAATATTTGCTATGTCACCTTTACCAAATTGTGGTCCTGAACCATAGATATGACTCCACTCACTGACAGGAGAGTCTTCTGGAAATTCATCACAATTCAGGAATGAAAGGAGGTTTGAAGCCATACCCATCACATCAGAGGCAATATCTAAACCCTCACCTGCTAAATCTACAGCACCTTCAATAAGACCTGTGATTCCTTCCATTGCGCTAGACAAAGACCCACTTATAGTTCCTAAAATATTACCAGCAAACTTCTCAACAAAACAGGTAGGAACATTAACAACTTTATCAACTGCCTCTTTAATAAAGTTTCTTATCATACCAAGAAGACCACCAAATAACTTTCTAAAGAAACAAGCCATAGTATCCATTATTGTTGATGCTGTTTCTGATACTTTTCCCTGCTCACTTGGTTTTGCTAAGGAGAAAACTTTCTTGAAAGCTTTATCCATATTCTTGAAGATATGCTCCTCAATCATTTCATAGATCCATTTTATAGCACTTGCTATAGATGATGCTGCCTGATCAATTTTAGTATTGATCTCATTTTCTATGTTGTTTAATGTTTCAAGTTGTTCAGACCCAATAGTTCTGATAGTTCTTTTAAGGTTTTCAATTTCTTGTATAGATTTTTGTAGTGCAAATTGAATGCCCTTTATAGGAAGTTCATTTGAACTAGCACTTGGAAGATATTTTGGTATTCTCTCTGAGGGATCTGTTGCTTCTGCAACACTTTTTGCTCTTGTTAAATTCTTATGTCCCTCAACACCTGTGACATTAGATGAAGTAGTATCATTAGCAGAAGTGGTATTGGCAGTGCTACTAGAAGCACTGGAGTCTGTTGCACCACTTACATTTTGTGTGGTTTTTGTTTCAAGACCATCTGTTTGTGTTTCTTTTAATTTACCACCACCAGGTTTCTTACCATCAAGACCATAGAAAGGTTTAAAACCAATGGTGGGAACAGCATCTATAACTTGCTGATAGTTATTATAACCAATCAAACCCATAATGACAGGTTGTTGTGCCTCTTCCCCATCAAGGAAGAAACCAAATACAAAGTTACCCTGTCTTATATTTGATGATGTGGAAGCTTCACCACCAGCACCACCAGTGACTGGATACATTATAGTGGCAAATGGCAATTCATCATCAGGTAAATCCTCTTTATTCGCAGTATGGTAACCCATAATACGAACTCTATATCTCTCTCCAAATCCCTCAATAGATGATGAGTCGTCTGTTTCACCACCTGTACCAAAATTCTTTTCCCAGGTCTCCTTAGGCGCAACTTGTCCTATCCACCAGATGAACCCATCTCTACCAATAAAATGTGATTTAAGAAAACCTTGATCTATCATTTATTCTTTACCCTGTATGAGTCTCTCACTAATGTGAGACTTGAAAAAGTATCCTTTGGTGTGGTTCTATGACATACATGAGCCACCAAATACTCACCACTTGTTTCATTATTTATTGCACCTGTGGTATCTTCTGGACCAATTTGAGGGAAGACACATTTGACAATATCACCTGCCCTGATTGAAAAGTCACCAGCTATTTTAATTTCAGTCTGAATAGTAAATAACTGATTATATCTCATCACAGATTGGACAAGATTTTTTGTAGAGTTATCATTTAATTTTGTCTCATCACCATCTTTGTAATTTGGAATCTGTTCATCACCAGTGCCTGCTTGATTCCATCCTACATCCAACACTCTAGACATCAATCTAGATGGAGTGCTCAATAATTGTGGATTCAATAACTTTCCTGGAGTTGCCTCTGAATCACCTGCAGTATTAATTTTGCCATCCTGTTGATTTTCACCAAATCCTTGGACAACATAAGTGAAACTTACTGGATCAAAGAAAATAGTCCTATTATTATAGACCCCTAGTGCAAGATTTTGTTGAACATCAATGTCTGCATTAATGTTATAAGATAGAATTTTTCCATCATATTCATCATCATCAGGTATTCCTACAGTATTGGTTTGAATAAAAGTTCTTTTCTTTGGTTGATCAAGAAGTGTATCAATTGATTTAAAGAAGTGTCCATCTCTAGTTTGAAAGAACATATATCCTGCAGCACCACCAAGTCCTGAACCTTGTCCAGATTTACTTGGAATTGCTTTAGATGCTAACCAGGTTAGGATATAAAAAGGTTTTCTATCATTACCATAAAAATTATAATTACCAGCAGTATCATCAACATCAATTGAACTGATACCCATTGCTTTGGTGATATCAGAAACATGTGTTGAGATTGGAGCATCTTTGTATCTCTTGACTACTCTAAACTGCTCATTAGCAAAATATTCTTTAGATGAAAAATCAATAAAGAATACTTCATTTTGAGTGCCTGGAACACTATTTCTAACTCTATTCACATAAAGTTCTAATTGTAATTCATTTCCTTCATTATCTTGAATAGTTATATCTGCTCTTTCACTACCTCTAATTGGTAGAGCATCAATAATACTGCCTTCACCTATCTTGCTTCCTTCCTGAACACCAGTGTCTGTAACAACTGCCGTAGCAGTTATTGTATTTGATAAGACACTTTCAAAATATCTAAACTCAACAACACTTGGTGAGATGTCAATAGAAAAGTTTTTAGAATTAGAGCTAATACTAAAATCTACAATATCACCAGATTCGAAAGGTTTTGCCAGTTTTTCCATTATCCTACTTTATACAGTAACCCTAAGAGTTGTTGTTTATAATAACTATTTAACATGTCAGTTGTAGAAGCACCTGTTCTCATTGTAGTACCACCACCTCTACTTGGTAATGACCCTCCACCACCTCTTCTGCCACCTTGACCCATCACAATGATATTTCTTTGAGCATCATCATATGAGGGGTATTGTTCTAAGTTTCTAGATGCAGCAGGTGCTGAAGACCCTGGTGAAGCAGGTCTTATTACAGATTCAGTAACCTGCGAGAATGTTGTTGAGGGTGCTGTTTGCGTTCCAACTGCAGAACCATCTCCCATTCTACCAATTACAAGATGTTTTACAAAAGGCATTGGATCTACATCAGTTCCACTGCCACCACCAACTGATCTAACTTCAAAATGAAGGTGCTCACCTGTTCCAACTCCAGTGTTACCAATCTCACCAATGATTTCACCGTTATAAGGTTGACCCTGTGTAAGAGTTGATCTTCTAGCAAGATGAGCAAATAAGAAATCATATCCACCTGCCTCAATTATAACAGTTTCTCCATATCCAGACAAGTTAGATATAAGACTTACCTTTCCTTTCAATTTAAAGGCTACAAAATATCCTTTCTCACCATTAGTGCCAATGTCAACACCAGCGTGATGTTTCATTCTTCCCAGTGTGGGACTCATCCTCATTCCTCTTCCACTAGTCATACCAACATCACCAGTGCCAACACCCCTTGCCATAAGGTTAGCAGTAGGAACAACATCTTTTAATCCAGTTCCAGTTGTTGGAGTTGCTTTTGGAGCAGATTGTCCATCAGTCTCTTTTGGATCTTTAACCTCACCCACCAAAGGTGTTGTAGGTGTGCTGGTTTTTGTGGGCATAGTATCTATCATTGCCTGCTCTTCTTCAGTTAAATCATCTAAATTGGGTTCTGCACTTTTAAATTTTGGCATATCAAATTTATCAGGGAAGAATGAACCTTTCATTAATGACCCCATCTTATCCATATTAAAAAATGCACCAAGATCAGGAAGGGTTTCTATCCTTGCACCAAGTCTTTTTCCTTGAAGAGGACCAACTAATGGAAACATTAAACCAAGTGTTGTCTGTAGACCAAGTTTTTTAGGAACTTTTATCTCTGGAAAATTATCAATCAATCTTTTTGTTCCACCACTTATAAATTCCCACCCCTGTTTACCTACATCAATTAGTTTTTTAAAGTCTTCACTTATTCTTTTTTGAAATGGTCCAATACCACCACCTCTAATCAATGTATAGAGAAGAGAACCTCCATACTCACCAAGAAGACCACCAATCAATGTACCAAGAATTGGTATAGGAACTAATGTGCCAATAATCTCACCAACTGCTGTTCCTAATGCTTTGAAGATTGACTCCTCTACACCTACATCAGGATCAAGTAAATTTATACCAAGTACAAGGAGTGGTCCAATGATTGGAATCTTGATTTTACTTAATGGACCTTTTAATCTTTTGAGAAATGGTGCTGCACCTGCTACTTCTTGTGCTCCCTTACTACCCAAGAGTTTTTTAAGGAATGGACTTACTTTACCTTTTAAAGCACTTGCTGCACGTCTTCCCTTATCTGCACCCCTTACTAATAACTCTCCTCCTTCAGTTATTAATTTTCTTCCTCCAGCAGCACCAGCTTTGAGGAGATCTTTACCTGTTGATAACACTGGTGCTAATGCTTTTTTAGCAGACCTTATTCCAAGTCTTGCATCAAAAATCAATTCAGCTGCTTTGTTACCTAATCTTGTATATGATATTTTACTAGCAAGACGTGCTGCTGGTGTTGCTAGTGCTTTTTGAAATAATTTACCAGCTGCTGACCTGAGTTTTGTTAGAGGTGCTGTTTTTCTTAAAAAGTTTGCTAAATCTCTAGCAGCTTTAGCACCACGAACTAAACCTCTCCCTGCTACAACTGCTAAATCTTTTATTCTTTTAATCGCTGCTGCACCAAAATCAAATAAAGCATTGCCAAGTCCTCTTAATCCTGCACCAATTAGAGAACCACCTTTCCTTAATATTGATGAGAATAATCTAAAAAATCCCTTAAACCCTGCCTTTATAATTTTAAGTGGTGCCTTGATGGCACCTCTAACAAAGGCTTTAAGTCCACTACCTGCTAATCTGAATGCTTGCAGTATTGCTCTTAAAGAAGCAAATACTAAGTAAAGATTATCTCTTACAAAATTAAATGCACTAATTATTTTTTTGAAACTCTTTACAAGAAAAAGGAGAAGACCACCAAGTAATATGTTGGTGATGAATCCCATAAAATCAAATGCTCCACCAACTCCAGAAACAACACCAGAAGCAACACCTGCTGCTTTCTTACCACCCTCAAGAAGTTGTTCTCTTCTTGACTTTCTTAATTTTGCTGCTGCTTCTCTTCTGCTTTTTCTCTCCTGAACTTCTTTCTGATATTGTCCTTTGAGAGCATCATCAATAGAACCTGTTAACTTATTGATATTATCAAGTTGAATATTGATTTTTTGAAAACCAATTTTAGACCCCTTTGCACTTAAATTTGGATTCTTAACTTTCACAGATGATGATTTTCTCATAGCAGTGACACCACCACCATTCATTGCTTTTACTAGAGCACCACCTTTACTTGTTGTTGATTTTTCAGAACTTGTGCTTCTAGTTTTTTTATTACTTTTTTTATTTTTTAAAAATTTCTTTGCTTTATTACTAGCAACACTTTTTGCTTTATTCATAAGCGCTTTTTTAGCGCCTGCCTTTGCACCAGCACTCAATAAACCTTTAGCAAGAGGAAGTAGAAAAACAGCCATATTATCCTACCAAACTATAGATTGATTTAATAATAAGAGTCTCAGTATTCATTGAATCTTGTGATGAAAAAGAAGGAACTCCTTCAGTTCCATTAGCATTACCAGCAAGTGATGTAGGTGTGGCACCTCTAGGCACTGTACCATCTCCCTGATTTGGACCCATAAAAATACTATTATCAACTACTCTAGGACCTGGTGCTTGTCTTGTTGGAGAAGATGTAATATTGGCAGGTGCAGATGTGCCAGCAGTTTCAGCAGGGTCTTTGACACTAGATGTAGCTGCTAAAGTCATCTTATCAAAGTCAGATTTTGCAAGATTGTATGTATTTGTCTCACTTCTCAAACTCTCTGTGACTGTTACTCCATCAACTTTATCACCCACTTTACTCATTAGGATTTTTTGCCTTGAATCTTTACCCATAGCAGTAAGTAAAGTAAAGTTTGTAGAACTAACTCCCTTTGGTCTAGTGAATACTGATGATCCGTTACCTCCTGCCATGAAACTCTTAATCTTAGACCTCATCTGGTTGCCACCAGTTGATTTAACTTGTCTAGTAGAGAAAAACCCACCTGGATGATTATATGATCCAGGTGATAGAGAATCTAAATCCCATCTTTGAACACCACCACCTAACTTTCCACTCTTAACTCCAAATCTTTCAATTTCTCCATGAGTCATCACATTCTTATCTACATCAGCAGCAGTCTGACCATATGCTTTTAATAAACCTGCTGCTTCTTTAGCCATAGCAGTGGTCTGAGCGTTTGTTAGTGGATTTTCTTTCCACCCTCTACTATCACTGTAAGGTTTTCTTGGTGGTCCATGACCCATAGCAGCTGCTGCCAGAGCAATTGAGTTTCCATTATATCCACCAGTTCCATCTCTATTATCAACACCATATGATGCATTTCTAAATGGTTTGCCACTACCACTAAAAACTTGGTGATATGGTCCAACATTACTATTATGATCTCCTCCAGTCCAGTGTAAGAAAACTTTTGTATTCTTTGCTTTTCCACCTGCTCTATCAGGAGAGTTGGCACCTGCTGTACCACCAACCAATCCACCACCACTAAATCCCTGAATATTGTTATTATTTTTGGGAACATTACTACCACCACCAGCAGCATTCATTGCTAATAGATTACTTGCACCATACTTATTAACAGCACCTCTACTCATTACAATCTCACCAGGTTGAGCAGCAATCAATTGAGTATCAGCACCTGCACCTGTAATATTAATACTATTATTTGTTATCTTACCACCACCAGAAAATGTTTGAACAGGTGGTGCTTTTTGATTTTCAGGTCTTACATTAAAAGGATCATACATTGGAATCTCAGGTATCTTAGGAATTTCCAATATTGGAGGTTGTTCTGATATATTTTCAAGAGGATCAGCACCAAAAAGACCTAGAACATCATTAATTCTATCTTCAATAAAATTCAAAGATGAATGAATTGGTTTAAGAACAAAATCATTAATTGGACTTAGTACAAATTTGTTAAATCCATCTATGAAACCATTGATTCCTCCTATAATACCATTAAAGAATTTTAAAACATTATTAAAAACATCAATCAAAGGTTGTAAAAATTTCTTTGGATCTTTTAATACTTTTAATAAGAATAAAAGTGCTCCTCCAAGTAAGATATTTTTAAAGAAATCCATCAACATATCAAAAATTCCCTTTGCAGGTTTCACTGCCTTCTTAGCTAAATTCTTATCATCCCCTGTAGATTTACCTTTACTCTCTAATAATTTTTCTTTATCTACTCTCTTACTCTTTTGAGCTTGAGCATTTTCTTCTCTATCTTCTTTCAGTTCAAGTTTTGCTTGCTTCTTTAGAGTATCTAAGATACTTTGCAGGTTGTCCTTAAGTCCAGAAAGTTTGAGTGATACATCATCAATACCCTTCTTTACTTCATCATTACTAACACTTTCTTGTTGTGGTTCTGCACCACCAGGAAGTAAAAGTTGTGGTTTTGCTTTCTCTTTTTTTTCAGATTTTTGATTTGTGGCAGTGCCTATAAATTTCTGTTTTGATATTTTTTCAGCAGCTTTGTTAGATTTTTCTGCAACTTTCTTTGCTGCTTTCTCTTGCTCTTTAAAAAATTTCTTTGCGTCAATCTTGGATTTTTCTTGACTACCTGGTATTTTTATCTTCTTTATTCTAACAAATTCCTTTGTAAGAATTGCTATGTCACCACTATCCACCTTACTGCTACTTACTCTAGCAGCAGTAATCTTTTCTTGAATTAGTGTTTTATATGTACCAAAATCAATATCACTTCCATCACTAATGCCAAGATAATCGCGCAAGATACCCTGATTAACTTCCTTGTTTACGTTAGTTTGGGTAGTTGCCATTACTTTCTCTTTGCCTTTTCCTCTTCTTCTTTAAGGTGTTGCTCAAGTAAAATGGTATAAACTTCCCTCTCCCAAGGGATCAAATTTTCAATCTCAGTTAATGAATATTTATGGTACTGCATCAAGGAAAAATTAAGTTTATAGTATGACATCATATCCATGTGTGCCATACCTATGCGAAAAAACTTGACAGTCCCTCCAGAGTAACTTTACTCTTCTTCTTGGTCTTTGGATTTTTCACATCAATAGTATGAGAAAGTTTTGGCATAGTGCTAAAGAACTTTTCAATCTCTTTAAATTGTGTAGAGTTCAACTGCTCAAGAAAATCCTTTACTTCTTGAGGACTTACGTCACTTGTAGACCAAACCTCTTCATTATCATAAATTTTATCAATACAAGAACCAATCAATTCAAATGATTGATCCATATCTGGGTTTTCAAATTCAAAATTGTTTCTAATGAATTGTTCAAGAGAAGGATACTTCATATCCATAAAGTAAGTATCATCAAGTTTTACAGTTTTAGTATGCTCCTCATTTCTAACAACCTGAATCTCATCAAGATTAATAGAAATCTTGACCTCAGTCTCACCATCATCTGGGCATACAATATTAACCTCTACAACCTCACCAACAGACTTACCTCTAATATTAAGGAAAAGATATTCAATGTCAAAGGTTGGTAGTGTTTCAATCTTTACATCTTTTGAAAGAATACAATCAGAAATAACTGCTTTGATTGCTGTTGTAATCTGTTGTGAGTCTTCAGACTCAAGTGCAATGACTAGAAGTTTTTCTTCCTTTACTAGGAAGGGTCTATACTTAATTGTTTTTCCTGATGAAGGCAAATCCAACTCAAATGTTGGTGTAACAATCTTTGGTAAAGGCATGATATCCTATGATGAAGTCAGTGTGAATATTTAGGCAATGTTCTGAGATGGTGGAATAAATTGACCAAATTCATTATATAAATTCTGATTAAGAAGAAATCCACTATTTTGTTGAAATTGAAAAGGTTGATCTGGTATTCCCTTAATAGTAGTTTTGGGATTGGTTGATGGAGGTGATGGTGTAGATGAACCAGGAGTATATGGTTCAGTTACATATCTTACAAAAGTAAAGTTTACTGTCAATCTAAGAACTTCAGTGCCACCATAATTGAGTTGCATGGCATTCATGGAAATAGGAAATCCCTGTACCATTGTGTACTTAATACTTTGAGACACTGATGTATCTCTTTCAAATTTATATAACTCAATTAGATTTTTTTCTCTATAACCTTTACCCAGTTCACCAGGATTAGAATCAGGATAATTCATCCTAAATCCATTTCTAAAATTTTTATAATTCTCATTATTTCCTCTATCACTAATTCCTTTTCCAGAAATGTAATCCATCCATCCTTCAAAAAAGTGAAGAGTTTTATATTCAGAATCAACTAACATTTCAACTGCCATTTGATCATCATACATTCTTCTATATGCCATCTTTTCAGTAACACCCATATAATCAGATGTTACATCATGGGTTGCAAATGATGAACCAGGAAGAGTAGCACTAGTGCAAGCAATATTAATTCTTTCTCTAAGATTAGAGGTGATGGCTAAACCTTTTGTCTTTGTAATGTGTGATAATACAACACGAGGAACATTGATAGACAGAAAGTAGTTTGATGTAGTAGCTGAATGCATCAGCTTTGTGATCAAATTCTCTGTGGTATATTTTTTAATACCTGCGCCAGGTCCAGTAGGCATCTATAAATAAATTTGATTACCATACTATGTAGGAGGAAAGTGGGACAATCTTTGAAAACAAAATATAAACCCACCAACCCTGACAAATATATGGGCAATCCCAACAATATTATTTGTAGAAGTTCTTGGGAAAGAAGGTTTTGTAAAGAGTGTGATACTAATCCAGGTGTTGTGAAGTGGGCAAGTGAAGAGTTCTCAATCCCATATGTATCACCTGCAGATGGTAAGGTTCATAGATACTATCCTGACTTCTTAATTGAGAAAAGTGATGGTAAAAGATATATTATAGAGATTAAACCTGACCACCAAACTAAACCTCCTGTAAAAAAGAGCAGGGTAACAAAGTCATATTTGTATGAATGTGCAACTTTTGAGATAAATAAAGCTAAGTGGAAGGCAGCATCTGAGTTTGCCAAAGATAATGGAATTGAGTTTCAGATAATGACGGAGAATCAAATCTTCCCAGAAAAACATCATACTAGGAAGAATTATGGAACAAGAGGAGTATCTAGAAAGCGCAGAAAATAGATTAGAATATGTTGTAGATGATATCATCAACAAAACAACTGCTGATGATAGAATGATTGCTCTTCTTGAAGTCCTTACTGAAGTGGAGGTTGTTCCTGATGTTGGAAGATATTACACTTTTGTATATCAACCAAAGACACCAAGAATTAGATATGATCAAAATCCTTTAATTGCTTGTGTATCTGTAGATAGATGGGGATTTAGAGGTATTAATTATCACTGGGGTAAGTTTAGAAACTACACATGGGATGAAGTGATTGGTAATCTTCATGTTATCTACCCACTTGAATTAAGGGATGCAAGATCTATTCCTTTTCAACATTTACTAATAAATAATTAAATGCAAGGATGATCAATGGCAGCAACCAGTAACAACTCAGGATTTTCAATATATACAGGTGCTCCTTTTGGTGAAACAGCTTATCGATCTACATCATTAGTTGATACCTATATTGACCCAGCAAATAAATCAACTAAATCTAAAACTAGTGTAGAAACAGAAGTCAATATCACTACTGGTGACATAGAGTTGTATCATAAACTTCCTGGTAATGCACAAAATATATCATTAGCCATATTTAAATCAGATGGTACAAAAGTAATTCCTGATTCATCTAAATTTAATCAATTTTTTGATCCTTCACAACCACACACCTCTCTACAACTTGATAAAATATTAGATTTAGCAACAACAGAGGGATTAGTCAATGCAAAAATTAAATTAGATAATGTAGATTACGAAGCTTTAGCAAGTAGTGAATTATATAAATCTAAAGCAAATTCATCATCTACTAATGTTGAACTTGGCAATGCTTCTGTGGCACAAGGCAATGCAGCATATGAGGCAAAAACAGTTCCTACTGGAAAAAAATTATTAAGGTATCCACTATCAATTCCAGATCTGGGATATGATTTCATCAAAATTACAGCATACAAATATATTGCTGGTGGCAGACAATCTTTGAAATTGGGCAAAAAACAAAGTGCAAAAGAAAGACTATTATCTAATAATAGTCCATTGGAAACAATTATTCTTCCAATGCAACCAAATTTTTCTGAATCAAATGCTGTGAATTGGGGTGGAGATAATATTAATCCTTTACAGTTGCTTGGTGCAGGAGCTGCAACAGGACTGATTCAAGCAATTGGAGCAGCTGCTGATCCAAAAGGTGGATTTGCAGATTCAAGAGCTATAATTGGTGAAACTTTTAAAAGTTTGGCAAATGATGTGTTATCAGCAATTGATGATCCTGCCTCTCAAGCAGCTCTTACTGCATATTTTGCTGGTCAAGCAGTTGGTGCAAACATTCTTGGTAGGTCTGCTGGAGTAACTCTAAATCCTAATCTTGAACTTCTTTTTAAAGGGCCAAATCTTCGTACATTTGCTTTTAACTTTAGATTTACACCAAGGTCACCAAAAGAATCAGAGGAAGTAAAACAAATAATTAGAGTCTTTAAAAAGAATATGGCAGTTCAGAGATCATCCTCTAATTTATTCTTACTCACACCTAATATTTTTACTGTTGAGTACATATATAATGCAAAAGGTGAAAATGCTGGTCAGCAACATCCATATTTGAATATTTTCAAACCAATGGCAATGACTAATTTAAATGTCAACTATACACCTGACGGCACTTACATGACATACAATGAAACTGGTTCATTAACTTCTTATGATTTACAGATGAGTTTTGGTGAGATAGAACCAATTTATGCAGATGAATATGATAGTGAAAGTGATTCTGATGTAGGTAGATTTAACGACCATCGAAATATGGGTTACTAAAAATGGCAAATTACTTTTCCTATCTTCCAAACTTTGAATATGTTAATAGAATTCCTAGTGAACAGAGTATATCCTCATACACAGAAGTAAAAAATCTTTTTAAGAGAGTTAAACTGAATAATGATTTGTTTCAGGATTTAACTAATTTTACAAAGTATCAAATTGTTGGTGATGAGAGACCTGATAATGTCTCAAACAAAATTTATGACACTCCTAATTATGATTGGATTATCCTATTGTCAAATAATATTATAAACATACAAGATGAGTGGCCTATGAGTAATAGAACATTTGAATTGTATATGAATAAAAAATATGGTGTAACAAATTATGATGGAATACATCACTATGAGTCTATTGAAGTAAAAGACTCTAGTGAAAGTTTTACTGTATTAAAAAAGGGACTTGAAGTCCCTTCTGATTATTCTATTACTTTCTATGATGGTGCTCTAGGAAAAGAAAGCACCATCACAGATACAAATTTAGGTGTTACTAATTATGAGTATGAATCAAGACTTCAAGATGATAAGAGAAGTATATTCTTGTTGAGACCTGACCTTATTCAAACTGTAATCAAAGACATCAAGAATTTGATGAAGTATAAAGAAGGTAGCACACAATTTGTATCTAGAAGTTTAGTTCAAGGTGAGAACATAAACCTTTTCTAAAAAGTAAAGGGGGTCAATTTTTTCTTGGAAAATTTTTACCCCCATTTTTGGAATCAAAGTTGATTTTTGATTACAGGGTTATGAGTCTGCAAGTTTAGCGAAGTAAGACATAGCGTCATCATCATTGTCATCAGAAGTGGGTGTTGTCTCAGGAGCTTTTGATGCTTGGTAAGAATCTTCAAGTTTCCTAAGGACTTGCTCTTCAGTGACTGACTTCTGCTCTGCTGCTGCATAGTTATCATATTCTGTCTCCTCTGCTGTC